GCGATCCCTTAATCGAATCACTTAGCCGTATAGACCAAGGCGCCAGTAAAGGCAAAAATATTCAGCCGAATGTGGATTTTCCTCATGCTAACGGCTTCGGACGCTGTAACCGAACGATTTAGCCGGGTTGTTGCATACACGGGCACTGCCCGAAGCATTAAATATCCAAACGGTGGAAATCCGGCGCCCAGTTATATGCAGAGCCTCAATTCAACAGCCGAAGGAGGTGATCTTATCTCGAACCCCATCAAGGGGTGGATATAACCTGTTCGATTGTTTGCCCCGCCAAGTGCGGGTTTTTTATTTTTAAATTGGCAACTAGCGCAAATTTTGCATTAGTTCAAACCAGTGGCGTAAAAAATGAACGCTATAAATATTGAAAACTGCTTTCCTAAGCAATTCGTGTATGGCTGCGAATATGAAGCTGATAAACGCCAGCATTGGGAAAATCATGTGGCGAAAATGAGTAAAGAAGCCAGAGAGAAAAATCTGAGAATTGGTAGCCAAGAACACCATGATTACGTTTTCGGCAGTTACGTTCCAATCTCCAATTAAATCACCAAGACTATTACACCTACCGGTTAATAAAACACCATGATCGGAAACTGCTGCGGCGGGCTAGCCGGTAGATGTAATAACCCATAAAAAGGAAATGCTATGGCATTAGCAGTAGAAATAAATACCGCGATTGATAACGAAAATCGCCCCGTTGTTGTACTCCAGCTCGGTGAGCAGAAATCATTTTTGCCTGCTGACGATGCGGTTGATATTGGTCGAGCACTGATCACTGCTGGCATGGCTGGAAAAATCACTAAAAATACACTGGAGGATATGAAAAATGGCTAAAAACCTGAGTCACGACAATAAAGTAAATGCCAAAGGCGGCAAAGCAATGGGTTTGAAGTCTCAGCCCATCGCAGGAAAACTGAAGGGCGGTGATTCTTCATCAATGCCAGGATCAAAAGGCAAAGGTCAAGCTGTGAAAACCGTACCAAGTAATCCAATCTCAGGCAAGACAGTACAAAAAGGCGCAACTGCAATGGGCAGCGGCGATGTCATTAAAGGATTTGTTTAATCATGGCAATGAACCCACAAGAGCAAAGCTCATACGCTGGAGCAGACCCAGCCGAGCAAGAAGACCAGACTGCCGAGTTCAGCGTAACAATCACATGTAAAGCTGATGGCACTTACACGGTTTCCATGTCTGAAAGCAATCAATCGGAAGGTGGCGAACAAGACGAGCCAGCGACCGCAGACAACATCGACGACGCACTGAATACAGCAAAGGAAATGATCCAAGCTGAAAACGGTGAGGCACAAGACGAACCGCAAGAAGGCGGTAACGAAGCCCTGTCTCCGGAAGACGCGAAATCCGCATGGAAGCAGATGGCAGCGGCTAAGAAAGCCAAACAGTATGCTTAGGAGCAAACAAGATGAAGCAATACGTATGCATGTTTCTCGCTCTCTTATTTGGCCGCAGTTATAAAAAATACTGCGAAGCCATCACCAGCGATGATGTTTCATCAGACCCAAATGCGCCGCCAAAATACACATGCCTCGTTTGTAACTGCCAGCATAAAGTTGTCGGCTTGCGTGGTGATGATAAAGAATGGTTTGAAAGATCGTTAGAAGCAAATAAGCGGCTGCGGATGACGAGGCAGGAACGGGAGCGCAAGAAGAATGCGGAAGCTTTAAAAAAGCAGCAAGAATCTCTTAATAGCAGGAATGCATTTTCAAAAAGAGATTGGGTAATGAAAAACGGCAAATTGAGAATTTCATCCAGATCTTTAGAGCGCTGGCTTACATAAAACGGAAGGATAAAAATGGAGCGCACGGAGTTTTGCAAGGACATCACAGAAAACCATGATTTCACGTTCTTTGTGTCTGGCGGTGGTAACGGCATGGGATGGGTTGGATGCGGTACGAAAAAAGGAGCCTTTGATCGCATTTAAATTTTCGAGCAGCGTAAGCGATTTTTACGATATCAAGAAGCCAAATGAAATCCCCGAGGAAATGAAAAATCTGATCAAGGATACGTGCGCTGAAATGCTATATAAAGCGCGATCAAAAGAGTGTCAGGAAAATAAAAATATTCGTTTCGATATCGGATATTCAAGGCTTTCACCAGACGACCTTTTGAAATTATCAGGTAAGTACATAAAACGTAAAGCACAGGGAGTTTTACATTCATAACCAGAGGTAACAATGGCGCGTCCTTCAAAACTCACTGAGAAGCAGTGGCAGGTAGTTATTGAACGCGCTGTAGCTGGTGAGCCTGTGCGAGCAATTGCACGTGAACTAAAAATATCAGAATCAACGATTAGAGAGCGTGTTTCCGCGCAAGTGAAACAGATAAAAGATGTTGCGAATCAAATAGTTAATACTGATCTTGCTTTAAAGAAAATGCCCGTTTCCGCGCAAATCACCGCGCATAACCTCGCAGACATGATTAAAGCGATGCAACTGAATTTAGTTATCTCTGCTGCAAATGGCGCAAGTGTTGCTGCAAAGCTGAGCCGTATCGCATTGAACCAAGCAAACAGGGTTGATGACGATTCAATCATTGATTCAGAGAATGCGGAGTCCATCAAGGGCATCGCTATCCTGACCAGAACAGCTAACGAGGCAAGTCAGTCTGCAATGGATCTGATGAAGCTTAACAAAGAGGCTGCTGCTGATCTTGGTAAGACAAAAGAGTCTGCAAACAAAAATCTCATCGTCTCGTTCGTAGATAGTAATAAATGACAATTGAATTTCCAGAGAAGCTACGGTTTTTGTTTAAACCGAAGCGGTACAAGGTCGCGCATGGTGGCCGTGGAAGTGCAAAGTCGTGGTCGTTCGCCCGAGCGCTGCTGATCCAAGGCGCTGAGAGAAAGTTGCGCATTCTGTGTACAAGGGAAGTGCAGAAGTCAATTAAAGACTCTGTTCATAAGCTCTTGTCAGATCAGATTGAAGCGCTCGGGCTGGGCGACTTTTACGAGATTCTTGATACAGAGATTCGCGGCGCAAACGGTACTGAGTTCACATTCGCCGGACTTGCGCAGCATACCGTCGAATCGGTGAAGTCGTATGAAGGCGTCGATATATGCTGGATTGAAGAAGCGCAGAACGTCAGTAAGTTCTCGTGGGAAATACTGCTGCCGACGATTCGTAAAGAAGGCTCAGAAATCTGGATTTCGTTTAATCCAATGCTCGACACAGATGAAACGTGGGTACGCTTTGTAGAAAATCCGCATCCTGATTCTGTTGTAGTGCAAGTGAATTATTCTGATAACCCGTGGTTCTCAGATGTGCTTGAGCAAGAGCGATTGCATTGCCTCGCAACTAACCCGACGGACTACCCAAACATCTGGGAGGGTAAATGCAGAACTGCAGTTATCGGCGCGATCTATGCTGGTGAAGTCGGGCAAGCAATTCTTGATGATCGTATCAGGCCAGTTCCATACGACCCGCGCAAGAAAGTCCACGCGATATGGGATCTTGGCTTTAACGATTCGATGGCAATCATCATGGTTCAGTCTGGCGCGATGGAATTGCGAGTTATTGACTACATCGAAGACAACCGCAGAACGTTGGAATCATACGTCGGCGAACTAAAAGCCAAAAACTACAACTGGGGATATGACTATCTCCCGCATGATGGCTTCTCAAGCGATTACAAGTCAGGCACAACGGCAGACAAGATTCTTCGCTCAATGGGGCGCAGGGTCATGGAAGCGCCAAACATTGGAATAGAAAACGGCATCAAGGCAGCACGTTCGTTGTTCCCTGCTGTGTATTTTGATAAATCAAAAACAGCCCGCTTGATTGAATGCTTGAAGCGTTATCGTAGAACAATCAGTAGAACAGGGGCAGAAGGCGCGCCGCTGCATGATGAATATTCAAACGGAGCAGATGCATTCCGATACCTGGGCGTCGTAGGCAACTCATTGTCTAACGAAGACGAATACACGAGAGGCAATGCTTTCTCCTCTTTCGGCGTGATCGATTCCGTCGCAGGTTATTAATTAGAAAATCCCCTAGTCACGGCATGTCAGATGGTGGAGTTCCTTGCCGCAGCAGCCACCGAGGGGGCATTCGGAACAGGGGATAAACGAATCAAAGAGAAAACCCCATCAAACAATCAATTCACCCGCCTAGAGCGGGTTTTTTTACGTCCAAAGGTTTTACATGATCGAAGCAAGCGCAGGAATGATTTCAGCGGGAGAGCCTAATCCGCCCGAGGCAGATATTCTCGACGAGCATGAAATGACTGCTATCAGCGAAGAAAAGCTGGAAGAACTCGGCATTTCTTTAGCGTCTCGCTGCGAAGAATGGGTTGCTGCTAAACGGTCGTCTGGTGTTGAAAAGCGCTGGATGGAAGACCTCGATCAGTACCACGGACGCGACGCCAGCACCAAAATGGCGGCGTCAATGATGGAGTCAGCAGAGCAGGGCTATCCGATCACGAATAGGGATGCCAAGCCGCAACGCTCAACTGTGTACGTCAACATTACACGCCCCAAGACAAATGCGGCAGAAGCGCGCTTGTCGAATATGCTGTTTCCATCTGACGATCGTAACTGGGGATTAAAGCCAACGCCATCGCCAGACTTGATTAAAGCGGCATTGATTGAGGCAAAGCAAGAAGCAGAGAAAGCAGCACAAGATGCGCAAGCAGCGTCAGCACCACCGCAAGGTCAGCCACAAGGCCAACCTATGCAAGCAGGCGCACAGCCTCCAATGCAGCAACCACAAGCGGCGCAACCTCAACAACCACAGCAAGCCGCGCCTCAGTTAGCAGCGATGCCCGCAGCAATTGCAGGCGTTATCAACTCAAATCAACAAGAACTATCTGCATCACAAAAGCTGCAAGAAGCTGAAGACCGCTGTAAAGCAATGCAGGACGAGATAGACGACCAGCTTACCGAGTGCCAGTACAACGGCGAAGGCAGAAAGCTGTTGCACAACTGCGCCGTGCTGGGAACGGGGATATTGAAAGGTCCCATCGTCGTTAATCGTCCGCGCAAAGCATGGACACCAATGAAAGATTCGACTGACCCAAGCGTTTTCGTTTTGGAAATTGTCGAAGAAACTAAGCCAGCAAGCGAATCAATCAGCCCATGGAATGTGTTTCCTGATCCTGCATGCGGCGCAGACATTCACACAGGCAGAGGAATTTACGAGTTCCGGACAATCTCAAGCAAACAATTGCGCGAATTAGCAAAGCAGCCCGGCTATTTGGCGCATCAGATTGAAAAGGTGCTGGAAGAAGGCCCCGATCAATCTGATTACATTTCTGAGCACGATCAACGCAAACAGAACGACAACAAAGATAAAACGCACGATAAAGAGCATTTCCAACTATGGGAATACTGGGGCGAATTTACACCAGATGACATGCGCAGTGCCGGTGTTGATATTAAAGACAGCAGTGTTGAGACAGTCTCCGGGTGTGTGATTTTCGTCAACAAGACAGTCATCAAAGGATTTCTGAACCCGATTGAAACTGGTGATATTCCATACGATTTTGTTCAATGGGAATTAGTCGATGATTCTCCATGGGGCTACGGCATTCCGTTTCTGATGCGTCCTGCACAGCGCGTATTGAATGCAGCGTGGCGGCAACTGATGGATAACTCAGGGCTGTCGTCAGGGCCACAAGTTCTGGTCAAACGAAAAGGCATCGAGCCTGCTGATAAAAAGTGGGAAATCACCGGACGCAAAATCTGGTTGGTTGACGAAGGCGTTCAAACGCAAGATGCAATGCGTTTTTTGGAAACGCAGAACCACGGCAATGAGATTCAGCAAATCATTGAGCTGGCAATGCAGTTCGCAGATCAGGAAGCAAGCGTTCCTCAGTTAGCTCAGGGTGAACATGGCAACGCGCCTGATACCGTCGGCGGCATGACTATCCTCATGAACTCGTCTAACGTCGTACTCGGACGAATGGTCAAGCAGTTTGATGACTGCATCACACGACCACATCTGCGCCGTTACTACGACTGGAATATGGCGTACTCGGATAAGCCAGAAATAAAAGGCGATTTCCAAGTCGATGCGCGGGGTTCTTCTGCACTTCTGGTGAAAGACATGCAGTCGCAAGCTTTATTGCAGTTAGGCCAGTTCCAAGGAACGCCGCTGATTTCACCGTTCGTGAATTGGGAAGCATGGTTCAAGCAAGTACTGAAAATGCAGCATATCGACAGCGGCGACATTATGAAAACGGCTGCTGAGATTGCTAAGTTGCAGACTGCGCCCTCTTCGCCTCCTTTGCCTGTGATGATCGAGCAGATGAAAGGCCAGAACGCACTTCAACTACAGCAAGCAAAAGCACAAGCCGAATTACAGCAAGCACAGCAAGACCTCGTGCACGAGCAACAAATGCTGCAAAACGGTCAGGCCACTCCGCATATGGCGCAGGCCACATCACGCATCGAACAAGAACGCATCAGAGCGCAAACGTCGATTCTGGTCGAGCAATCACGTGCACATGCTGAAGCTGCAAGGGCTGATAAAGAGCTGGAGATTGCGCGTCAAAACGGTGATTTTAGGCTGAAAGAGCTTGAGTTGAAACGTGAGATTGCAATTCTCGAGTATTCAAATCAACAGCAGATCAGCTTGAACGACGCAAAAACTGCGCTGGCGAAATCAGCAATGGATAACAAAACGAAACAACAGTTGGCCGACGCTGAAATACAGCTTGCTCAGAACGAAGGCGACAAGAATCGACAGCTTGACGTGAGTAAGCACGTAACCAGTTTGCAGCGCGACATGATGTCAACGCCCAATACACCATAGGAAATCAAATGGCAATAATCAAAGCATCAGTAAATAAAGGAATAACTGTCGATGACAGTTGCCACGTACTTTCGTGGGCTGGCCTTGCCGCTTCTGGCGATGTTGGCGATCCGCAATGTTATGCAGCGTTTTCCGACAAGACATTCATTGTCTCAGGAACGTTCACCGGTGGCGCAACAGTCGTTATCGAGGGTTGCAACGATGTCACTGTAGGCGACTGGACGACACTTTCTAATCGTCAGGGTAGCGCAATGACATTTAGCGCCGCTGGCATGAATACATCACAAGATCGCCCTGCATTTGTTCGCCCACGTTTGACCGCTGGCACAGGTGGCGCAGCCATTCTGGTGACTGCTGCATGCCATCGCACTGACTTGGCAGGGACACATTTCTAATGATCGCTTCAATACCTGATGTGAAGGTCTGGGCAGAAAACAGACTGATTCAGTATCGCAAAAAAATTGAATGTTTCGGTGTATCAGACATTGAAACAAACATCCTGCGGGCACGTATCGCAGAGTGCACGGAATTGTTGGAGGCGCTGAGTAATACAGCCCCACCAACATTAAGTTTTGCCTCGGAAACCTGACGCAAAAACATTAACAACGCCAAACAGACAAGCCGCCTTCGGGTGGCTTTTTTTATGGCCGCAGCATTTATACGGAGGTCGTTTTGGATAACGCCATAGAGCAAGACGCACAAGCAGTCTGGAATGAAGTAGCCGCTGAACGCGCTGGAGGAACGCCTCCAGTAAAACCCGCAGAAAAGCCGGTTCCCGCACCAGCCGCAGTAGAGCCAGTTGCAGAAGTCAAGCCAGATCCAGTAGCAGAAATGGTAGCAAAGCTTACTGAGTTCGAATCAAAAATCTCAGGGCGCATGCGCAATGTCGAAGGTCACATCGGAAACCTGACCGGAGTACAGAAGCAATTGCGCGAAATGTTAGAGGCGGGAAAAACCGCTGCAAAACAATCAGGCGATGCCCCTACTCAATCTGAAATTAATAACGCGATTTCAGACCCTGCTGAATGGAGCGATCTAAAAAGGGACTATCCGGAATGGGCGACTGCAACTGAGAAGTTGCTAGAAGCTCGACTAGTTGGAAATCAAAGCAATTTCGACGCTAAGGCCTTCGAAGCAAAGATTTCTGAATTAGTCGAGGGGAAAACAAAAGCCGTCCGCGCAGAAATAGTCGATTCAGCTTTGGATGCAGTGCTTCCGAACTGGAAAGAAGAAGTCAATACACCTGAGTTTGTGAAGTGGCAGCAAGCACAGCCAGACAGCATCAAAGCATTAGCTGAGTCCGACAAAGTGGGCGACGCCGCAAAGATGTTCCGGCTGTACGAAAAAGCCAAAGAAGCAAACCCAGCAAATCAAATCATCGAGCAGCGCAAACAAACGCTCGCTCAAGCCACCTCCACCCCTAAAGGCATTCGAACCACATCAACGCAGAAGTCAGTCGCTGACATGACTCCGGCGGAGCTATGGGCTTACGAAAAGCGACAACGGGCGAAGGGCGGCTAAACCTCAATTTATTGGAGATTTAAATGGCTGCACAAGGTTATAACATTCCACAGTCGCGGAACCTTATCCGCGCAGCACAAGGCATGCTGGAACATGCACAACCAATCATCGTTTTGGGTGATTTTGGTGAGCAAAAGGAAATGCCAGAAAACGCAACTGACACGCTTGTTTTCCGTCGCGTTTTGCCGTTCGGCGCATCCACTTCCGGCTCTGGTATCAACAACAGTCAATACGTTGGTACACCTCAAGTCAATGCGAATAACTTCGTTTTGGCTGAAGGAGTTACGCCAAACAGCAACACAATCAGCTTCCAAGACGTGAGCGTGACACTGCAAAACTTCGGTTTGCTGTTCAAGTTCTCATCCAAAGTTGAAAACCTGTACGAAGATGATATTCCGGGTGAAATGACAAAACTCGTCGGTGAAACGATGGGCGAGATTTTGGAATTAGTACGCTTCGGTATCGTTAAAGCCGGTACGTCCGTTGTTTATGCGAATGGTTCTTCTCGCGCATCGGTCAATAGCCCGATTTCGCTGAATCGTCTGCGTCAATGCGTTCGCGTATTGGAATCTAACCGCGCGCGTCGTGTGACTCAACGTGTCGCCCCAGGTGTTGATTTCGGCGTAAAAGCTGTTCAACCAGCATACATCGTGTTTGTTCACACAGACGCTGAGTCTGATGTTCGCAATTTGCCGGGCTTCAGCAAAGTTGAAGAATACGGTCAGTTCAAGCCTATCCATGATCGTGAGATCGGTGCGGTTGAACAATTCCGTTTCATCACTTCGCCATTGCTGTCTGCATTCGCAGGTGCTGGCTCCTCTACGTTGAACGGTTGCGTTTCTATCGGCGGATCCAACGTTGACGTGTACCCATTCATCATCATCGGTGAGTCTGCATGGGGCCAGGTTGCATTGAAAGGTCAGAAGGGTATCAGCCCAACAATGATCAGCTCCAAAACGATCAACCACGCTAACCCATTGGGTATGTTCGGTTATGTCGGTGCATCGACTTGGTTTAATGCTGTGCGTCTGAATGAGTCATTTATGACCCGTCTGGAATGCGGCGTTCAATCTCTGTAATAGGAGATTGCAATGCAACTCATTAAAAAACGCTTGATCAACGGCATCCCAGACCGTCGCGAAGGCTTTGAGTTGCTGAAGGTGTTTGAGCACCTTTATGCAACTCAATCGCTTGGCTCGGCTGGTGTCGCATTCACCACAACTACATGGCAGACGACTAACGCCGTTCCGTATCTGATCAACGGTGTGACGTACACGAAAGCAGCGGTATCCACACAAGCAGTGCCAACTTCTTTGGCATGGACTGGTGTTGCTTCGACGTTTAACGCTGGTGCGTTTGTGATCGCCTTAGATTCGTCTGGCGCAATCACTTTGTTCACCACTGCGATTACATCGTCCACAGCTTCCGCGGCTAATGCTTTGGCTGCTCTGGTATGGCCTGTCATTCCTGAAAACTTCTGCGTTATCGGCGCGGTAATTATTCAGTCAACGACTGCCAACACCACTTTTACCCCTGGCACAACCAATCTGAACGCTGCGGGTATCACTTCCACATTCATCAATACACAGGGGCCTTTCTACCCTGCAATTGCATAAGGAGTTTTCAATATGATTAATCAAACAGGTGGCTCGGTAGGCGGTAACGTCTGCCTTTCTAAAGCTGGTTGGACTGGCTTGTCTGGTGCTGCAACGACTTACTCAACCGGTGCAACTGCGGTTACGTATTCCGTTGGCGGCAAGATCCCAGCGGCAAAAGCGCAGGTGTCAGGCGGTACTACTCCAACAACTGATGTTGTAACAGGTGCGGCATTTAAACCGCTGCTGAAAAATCAAGGGACGGTCTTTGTTCTGACTTTGGACGCATCTGGTAACTATGGTGTTGCACAAGGTTCCTTGCCTGTCTCTCCAACAACAGCCGGTACGCAAACAAACGTGGATGACTCAGGCAACTGGTCTACACCTCCACAGTTCCCTTCGTTGCCAGACACATTGACTGCGGTTTCTTACGTCGTCGTTCGTGCTGCGTCAACGTATGCAGGCTCCGGCTTCTTGTTCGGCTCTGCAAACTGGAATACCACTGGTATCACAGTCACTACGCCGCAAGACGTGTTCCAGCTTCCGGCTGCACCACAAACAGCCTAACCCGCTGATTTTCTGACTGCCATTCGGCAGTTTTACGCCTCCATCGAGAAATCGCTGGGGGCTTTTTTTATTGGAGAAGAACATGTCTAGACAGACAGATGCACAGAAAAAAGATGAATTGTCCCGACTGAATGGCGTTGAGATTCAATTGCCAACAATCACCAGCGATCAATCACTGGAACCAATCGTAACGCAAGAGTTTGATAAGACGATTGCGGAAGAAGCGTTCATGAATGAAATTCTTGAAGTCGAAGTTGCTCCATCAACAGATGAAAACCAGCCAAATCATATTGTGCTGGATGTGAATAATCTGAAACAGCCGGTACTTCGTGGTCAGCCAACAAGAATGCGCCGCATGTTCGTTGAGGTCTTGGCGCGCTGCAAAGAAACAAAGTACACGCAAGTTACAAATCCATTTGAGCCAGATCGTCAAGAAATGCGTCCACGCACTGCGATTGCGTACCCATTCACTGTAACGTCAGATCCTAACCCACGTGGCGGCGCTTGGCTGAAAGCTGTGATGGCCGAGGCTAACTAATGGCAAACGTTCCCCTGCTCAATGAGCCAAATTACCAATCTGGCGGGCTAACGTTTCTCCAGATGGTACAGCGCTTGCGGCAGGAGAGCGCAACCTCTGGTGCGTCACCTGTCACCACGTTAAATCAGATCGGCGACGTAAAACGGCTGGTTGATTGGATATCAACCGCATGGATGGATATCCAAAATGAAAAGCCTGATTGGTTTTTTATGCGTCAGCCGATTTCGTTCAATACAACGGCGGGCAAGAGTTCGTACTCGTCAATAGAAACGAACATTGCCAGCTTCAGCAATTACAAGTTGGACTCGTTTCGGCAATTCAGATTGTCGCTTGGTTATGGTTCAGAGCAGCGTTTGAACTTCCTGCCTTATGACACGTTCCGCGACATGTATCAGTACGCAAACATGCGTCTTACGTCGCAAATGCCCGTTGTTTTCACAGTTGATTTCAGCAAAAACTTCATTTTAGGCCCTATCCCCGACGACGTTTATACGATCAACGGAGAGGGCTATGCGCTGCCGACTGAGCTTACCAAAGACGATGACCGCCCAACAATGCCTTCCCAGTACCACATGGCAATCGTGTGGCGGGCGCTGATGTATTACGCGCAATACGAGTCTGCGCCAGAGGCCTATTCACATGGGCAAAACGAATACAACCGTTTGATGAATCGATTACTGGTTGACCAAATGCCTGTTATCACCTTCGGAGCGCCGCTTGCATAATGGCTACTCAAATCAATTTCGCAAAAGTCAGACAAGACTACTACCCGCTAGGCGGGGGCCTTGATCTGGTCACTCAGGCGATTGCTCTGCACCCGGGCAAGGTCATTGATTCGCAAAACTATGAGCCTGATATCGGCGGCGGTTATCGTCGTATTGATGGGAACGAGAGAACAGACGGGCGGTCTTCACCTTCAAGCGCTAATTACTGGATATTGCCCGCTGTTCTGACCAGCTCTGTTTCTGTAGGCGTGACTGTCACCGGCGCGACAAGTACTGCAACAGCGATCGTATTGGCTGTAACAAGTGATTATCTTGTTCTTGGCCGTGTTTCTGGCGCATTCACCAGTTCCGAAACACTGACTGTTTCTGCTGCTTCGGTTGGGCATGCATCTGGTGTCATTCAGATTAATGGCTCTTCATCGGCAAGTCTGCATGCGGATTACAAACTACTCGCAGCAAATGATCAGCGTAGCTTGATTCAAGTAGTCCCGGGCAGTGGACGAATCACCGGCGTGTGGGTCTATAACGATGTGCTGTATGCGTTTCGTAACAATGCGGCTGGCACTGCAGGCGACATGTACAAAGCCACGTCGTCAGGCTGGGTAAAAGTCAATTTTGGTTATGAAGTTCAGTTCAATAACGCAACCGGTGAAATCAAAGTCGGTGATCTGGTAACGCAGGGTAGCGTTTTCGGTACTGTCGTTGCCGTGTTACTCCGCAAAGGAACATGGACAGTTGCGGGCGAGGGCTCAATCATCTTTGCCAGCATTTCTGGAGGAACATTTGCTTCTGGCGGGAATTTGCAAGTCGCAGCAGTGACAAAAGCGGTCGCCGTGGCTGCATCAGCACAGATCACACGCGCACCAAATGGTAATTGTGAGTTCTTTAACTACAACTTCACCGGATCGACAAACTCAACAAAGATGTACGGTGCAGATGGCGTTAATCCTGCGTTTGAGTTCGACGGGACAACGTACATACCGATTCGCACCGGCATGACGACAGATACACCGCTGCATGTGATCGCGCACAAAGGGTATCTGTTCCTATCGTTCAATGCTTCGGTTCAATACTCAGGACTCAGCAACCCTTATTCATGGTCTGTTGTACTCGGTGCTGGCGAAATTGATTGCTCAAAAACGATTACTGGTTTCTTGCCTCAGGGCGGTAACGGTAATGGGTCGTCGTTAGCGATCTTCACATCAGAACGCACCTTTGTTCTGTATGGAACAAGCAACGCTGATTTCAAGCTGGTTTCGTCCATCTTTGAACTCGGTTATATGCCTTACACATGCCAACAGGTAGGTAATGATGCGTTTGGCATGACAAGCCGAGGCATTCAGGCTTTGGTTACTACGTTGAATTATGGCGACTTTGATTACTCGTCAATCAGTCACATGATTCAGCCGCTGATCACGAAAAAACGTGGTCTTGAATGTGCATCAACAACGTTGCGAAACAAAAACCAGTATCGGGTTTATTACACCGATGGCACTTGTTTAGTCGTCGGTCTGACTGGCAGCGAAGTCAGCGGGATCATGCCTTTGAACTACGGAAAGCCAGTTCGTTGCATCTGCACAGCAAATTTATCAGATGGTTCAGAAGTGACTTACTTTGGTTCTGATGATGGCTATGTCTATCAGGACAACGTAGGCACTTCGCAAGATGGTTCACCGATCGAAGCGTGGTTGCGCCTTCCGTTTAACAACAACAAATCCCCGCAAGTAAGGAAGAGATTCCGCCGCGCAGTTCTTGAATTGCGGGTTGATTCGTTCTCGCAAGTGAACATGTCCTATGACTTGGGATATGGAAACCAAACCGTTCAGCCATCAGCACCGCAGGCAGACACGGTATTGGTCGGTGCAGGTGGTTATTGGGATCAGTTCACGTGGGATCAATTCACGTGGGATGCGCAATTCGTTTCAAACCCGACGCTTCAGATTGATGGCACTGAAAAAAACATCAGCTTCATTTTCTATTCAAACAGAGCGCAAGACAGCTCTCACACCTTGCAGGGCATGACGCTTATTTCTACGCCCCGCGTACTTCAAAGGTAATTCATGACAAATGCGTACTACACCGCTACCGGCGCTCCGGTGGCTCAGTCACGTGGGTCGTCTGCAACAATCAGAGCGGAATCGTTGTTGATTCAGCAGGGCTTCGACAAACTCCCCGACCCCTCAGTGTTCGGCGGCAATGCTCAAACGTATGCAGTCGATACCGGCCTCGTCAATGCGCTTGTGTGCACGGTTAATCCGAATGTCACTTCGTACTACGACGGTCTGGAATTGGTTGTGAAGGTTCTGGCGACGAATACGGGCGCGTCAACGATTGCACCGGGAGCGCTCGGAATCAAAACAATCAATCGCAGCGACGGCACGCCATTGCAAGCAGCTGACATGTCTGCTGGGCAAATCTGCCAGTTCAGATACAGCACATCGACCAGTTCATTTCAGCTTGTGACAACGCCAGTCGGCGCGGCGACATCTTCAGCAGCGGCAGCAGCAGCCTCGGCAAATTCAGCGGCGGCATCAGCAGCAGCAGCGCAAGCCGCAGCTTCCCCTACCAGTCGCCTAGCTTCAGGCGCAAGCATTTTCCTATATCAAAATTGCGGAGGTTTCTAACATGGCAGCAAATATCAATCCGATTTTTCCAGCTTCAGTAGTTGGATATACGCAGACCTTCGTCAATGCAGATGGCACGACAAAGAAAACCATTTTCACTGCTGGCTCAAACGGTTCGCGCATGGATAACGTCAGCATTACTTCGACCGATACAGTCGCCCTGTCTTTCAATGTGTATGTCAATGACGGAACGAGTGACATTTTAGTCGGAACAGTAAGCGTTCCTATCGGTGCTGGTAATTCAGCTAGTACCCCACCAATGAGCCTTCTCACTGCGGCAAATTTTCCGTGGCTACCTTCTTCTTTGTCCGCTTTTTTGAAAACTGGCTGGACAGTAAAAATGGCAGCAGTCTCCGCAGTAACAGCGACAAAGCAAGTCTCTGTAGTTTCATTAGGCGGGGATTACTAAGATGAACGGCTTTGAATTTGGGGGCGGTGGTTCGTCTGGATCATTAAAGCCGCGGTATCAAGAGTTTCTTTCCTCTGGAACATTCACACCTTCATCTGGATTGCTTGCTGCTGGCGGGGTAGTGGAAATATTCTTAGTTGGTGGTGGTGGTGGCGGCGGTGGGAATAGTGGGTCGCTAGGAAGTGGTGGCGGCGGTGGAGGTCAAGTTGTAAAAAAAGTTACGACTGTTACGGGACCAGTTTCTGTTGTCATTGGCACGGGAGGGAATGGCGGCGCAGGTGGCGCAAATAACAATGGAACTGCTGGCGGGACATCATCTTTTGGCAGCATTCAGGCGCTTGGTGGCGGATATGGCGCAGGGACAGGCACTGGTGGCAATGGTGTTAATGGTGGTGGTGGTGGTGGC